GGTGCTACCTTTTCTGCACATCGCAATTTAATTAGCGTACCTGGCACAGGATAGGATTTAATGCCTATCTCGGCCTGATCCTTAGATGCAGGCCAGCCGTTATATGAAAACAATTTACAGGCCTAACGCCTTTAAGTCATCGGCAGTTAAGCCAAGTTTGGCTAATAGTGCAGCCTTTGCCGCTGAGTTATCGGGCGAAATCATTGTTCCATTGTGTGCTGCAACTATTGGCGTGGCTTTGGCTTTGTCGGATTCTGCTATATCTAAACTAAAGACATCGCCATCAAGTTTAGGCCAGCCCTTAACCGATACACCGCCAGCCTTTAACTCATCTACTAATTCTGCGCCGTTAAGGTTAATTGGCTTTGTAAATGAAATCATTGTTATGCTCCTATGTATGAAAATTGATAACGAGATGCTGTAAATATATTTAGTGAACCGCCGCTATTTTGCCAGCACTCTAATTGAACATAATCGGCAGCCGATAGGTTTAGTTCTAAGTTCATAGTTACAAAAGCACCACGACTTGAAGATAACTGTGGGCTTGCGAAATTTGGAGTTCCTGCAACATATCTAGTGCCGTTCACATAAATTGAAATTTCAACACCGCCTGAACCACTACCCGTGACAATTTGCCCCGATACGCGCCATTTGCCGCCGTAGCCTGTTGGGACTGTCATTCGAGTTGGAGAACCTGCCGCGTGGATTGCGTTGGTATCCCATTGTTCTGTATCCCAGCTTAACATCGTGTCCGTTGTATTAGGTATAGATTGATTGGCTGACATTGATATTGAAGCACCAACATAAGTCGAACCACCTGCAGGAGTCGCCCAACTTGGTATTCCCGACGCAACTGTTAGCACTTGACCAGTTGTACCAATTCCTAAACGGGCAGGGGTAGTACCGCTAGATGAATAAATTGTATCGCCTGTAGTGGTCATTGGGTTAGTCATACCGCTGCTCTGTACTATGTCAAAAAATAGCGCGGCGCTCGTAGTATTAAAATATAACTGCCCGCCTTCGTATTGGCTAAGGGCAAGCGATCCTGCCGTGTTAACTGTTGCCGTGCCCGCCGTTACTGTGCAGACACCTGCGCCTACATTTTGTATTTGTACAGTATCTCCAGCTGCAAAAAGTGCTGTATTTACTGTAATAGTTGTGGCCCCTGCCGAGTTCATTTGTACGACTGTGCCAGCATCGGCTGCCACTAGGACATAAGAGGTGGTCTTAGCAGTAGTGCTGCCGCCACCCATAGCCGTCTGTTGCAGGCTAGTCATCTGAGCAGCCGTTAGCACCTGCCCCGTTGTAAAGGTTTGCTTAGCCATTATTCACCTGCCTGTTCATAGTTAGTAGGATAGTACATTGGTATCTAAAAGCCCGTAAAGCGCGCTGTCAAGGATGAAGGCATCAATTATTGGTTCGAGGGTAGTCATAGTCACACGCCAAGAATTAGGCGTAATGCTCATAGCCTTACCAAACACCTGCAGGGTTTTAGTCAAAGTCGAGGCCCCTGGCTGCGTAGTGGTAATAGTTACAGGATCAAAATAGTCAAGGTCAAGGGCTGCAATAATGCCAGCGTTGTAGTTAGCCGTGTAAAGGTCAAGGGTTATGGCATCGCATCTCACGGTAGTTTCAGCCCTACTAGCGACATAGGCTTGGGCATAATCTAGGGCCGTAGCATCGGTCTGCATAAGTAAATTTTGCTGGTTATAGCTGTGTAAAAAGTATTTATCTATGCTGGCCTGGTTACTAGCCGTTTGCACCGTGCCACCTGTACGAGTCACATTAGCCTGATTATAGACTAGAACATCATTTAACACCCACACGGCATTAGAGTAAGAGATATCGCTGCCGTTATCGTTAAATAGTACGGGCGTACCTGTTACAGATGAGGCCGTAATAGACCGATCAAGAAAAATAAAACTTCCCGAGGCATCAACATATAAAGCGCCATACTCCGAAGTTTCTATTACCTGCATAGCGCTAAGGCCTGTGCGTTGGCTACCAGGATCAGCCTGGACGGAAGTTAGCCCGCTTGAAATTGACCTCATCGAGTTAGGCCAAGATATAGTGTCGAGCAGCTGGGTAATGCGAGTGCCGCTTAAATCTCCTGCCGTTGCCCCTGCCACCGTTGCTATCTGAGCGTTTTGGGCCAGTCTAAAAGCATCTACGGCCTCTATCGTGGTATAAACCACATCGTTAGCATTTTGCGGGGTAGTTGTAGAGTAGCTTGTAATATATCCCATAAATATAGGGTAGGTAATTGCGCCATAAGTAGCCGTAATCTGCACTTTTCGCATAGGTGTTAAAAGCCCCGCATAGGGCGAGCTTAAATTTTGGGGATTAAACGCGCCCGTTTGATCCACAATACGCAGGCTACAGCTACCTGTTTGGAATTGGTCTGCCTGGGCGTTGCGGCCTCGCTGGGTAATTATGTTATTTACTTGGTTGCTTACATCCACAATAACGCTAGCAGCATCGGCTAATATATTAGTATCTAATAGCCCTTGATCTAATATCATCGCTTGAGCAAAGCTAGGGCCTGTACTAAAGTTAATAAAAGCATTTACTACTGGGATGGTCACCCTATGCCACCTGCATAGTCTAAGTTATTGCCAAACCTATTATTATTTTGTATAGCCCTTTGTACATTGGCTGCAAACTCGGCATCGGATATAGTATAAATAGGTGCGTTAAAGTTAAGAGTAGAACCAGCGTTGTATAAAGAGCTAGCCTTAAAGGCCGCTTCATTTTGTGCATTTTGATAATCTAGTAAATCAGCTGCAGCGTTAGCCGCTGCTGTTGCTGCATCCCAATACTCAAAAAGTGCATCGGTACCTAATGCAGTTTGTAATAATATAGTTGTTTCGGCTTGGGTTATTGTGCCTAACTTGCCGCCCGTTGCGCTTGGGGCTTTTACCGTCGGCGTAGTGATTGTAGGTATTACTGCATTAGGTGTATTGGCAGGTACAAGGGTTTTAGTACCTTGCAAGCGATTTAATTCTGTAATTTTTGCTATAGCAGCATCAAGGTTAGCCAAGTCTATTAAACTTTTAGGTACAAAACTTTCTAATATAGTTTTAATATCGGCTAGTTTTAATGATTGATTACTCAAGGTGCCTAATATGGCTATATCTGTATTAAGTTTTTTGGCCGCTGCTGTTGCTCCTGCTACATCTTTTGCCGCTATGGCATCTTCTAGGACTAACATATCTTGCTTTATAGTCAAGCGTGCTAAATCGTTAGCAATACTAAGTAACTGTGTTTGTGAGGTTGCTTTACCTAGCGCCTCGGTAGAGCTAAGCATCGCGGCATTAAGTTGTATAGCATCCATATCAAAAACGTTTTGCCCTTTACCTAGCGCTAGCGCGGCTTTATCAAGTGCCGCCTGGTCGCGCTTAGCTTTAGCGGTAGCAAGGGCCGCTGCAGCTTGGGCTTTTGCTAATTTAGCTAATTCTTTTTGTGAGGCTATTTGTTTAGCATTGGCTTTATCTATAGCGGCTCGATCTGCAGGTGACTGCATAGGTATAGATGATGCAGGTTTATTTTTAGGCACTAAACCTAAAAAGCCCCCAAACTCCACCTGCGATAAAATAGCGTTCATATCATAAACGCCAGTTAATACTTTAAGCGCCCCAGCTAAAGCCGTAGTCCACGCCTCTATTTTGGTAGTGGCTTTAGTAATATCACCGTTACCTGCCATCTTGGCAAACGAGTCTAATAGCGCCCCGCCTAATATCTCTTGGACATTACCCAAGCTAATAGTAAGAGCATCCATCTGCCCTGCATAGCCTTTTACTGCAGCTGTGCCAGCCCCGCCAAAATGCTCATTTAAGACTACTAATAATTGGTCAAAACTAAGGGCTGCTAATTGTGCTGTACTTAAACCTGTGTTTAATTGTTTTAGGCCTTTACGATTACCAACATAGGCCTGCGATAATATGTCTATTGTTTGTGCATAATCTAACCCTGTGCCGCTGGCCGTATCAAAAGCTATTCCCATTACTCTTTGAGTTGTAGCTATTGATCCTGTTACCTGTGCTAATTGAGCAAAAGCTGGCCTTAAAAGGTCATCGGCTATATGGGTTTGAGTTTCCATAGACTTGATAAAGGTTTCGCTGTCCACATTAGCGTAGGCCAAGCCTAGATTTTTTAGGTTACTAGATAATAGTAATTGGCTCTTTTGGTCTGCCGCTGCGGCTTTTAGTGAGGCATTGGCATAGGCTAAAACGGCTTTTGTACCATAGGCAATACCTAAAGATGCAGCTAGTTTTTTGGTAGTTTTCATTAACTTTTGAGTAGCTGTTTCGGCTTGCTTAAAGCCCTTAAGGTCGGCTTTAGAGTTAAGATTTATATTTACATTAGAAGTTTGAGCCATTATGCGGCCTTATCTAAAGTGCCAGCATTTGATCTAGCATAAAATGTAGTAATAGCTTTGTCTATTGCCCTCATAGATATACCTACAGCTATGCCTCTATCCTGCGCCCAAGCCCTAAAAATTAAACGGCCCCTGCCAGCAAGGCTAGATACTAAAGGCTCCCTATTAAGGTTATGTATAAATTGAGCGCCTGAGCCTTCCCAGTTTGATCTACTGACCTTATGGCTTGACCCACCCGCTTTAGGCCCTACCCAGGGCTGAGGTTGTCCTAAACGGCCTGCAGTTTCATAAATAGCACCCGCAGCTGATTTATTAAATATCTGAGCATTTGAGGTAAAGCCATTTTTATTAGGCTTAGATACGGCCGTAGTAAAACCTATGCCTCGCACTATTGTTTGATAGTCATAAAATGGAAAACGAGCCTCACTAAAGGATCGTGGCTGCCAGCCGTGCATAATGTCACTTGTAACAGGTACAAAGCCTCTAGCCGCTTTTACTACAGGTTTTAGCGCTCTAGTTAATTCTTTACGTAGCTCTTTATCTAAATCAGGTGCAAAGCGGCGTAGTGCTTTTCGTAGGTCTGTGTTACCTCTTATTTCTACGACTGCCACTTTGCATCTCCTTTGCTCGATCCTTTAACACCTGCAATATATTAGCTAGCATTACGCTATCTAAATCTAGTAAAGCCTGGGGCGCGATGCCTGTTTCTACGGCTAGCTGCGCTATGAGGTAACCAAAGTTACCGCGCCCCACTACTCCAAAGGGTTATCGTCTAGCACCTCGACCTTGACCAGGGTGTCTAAAAAGGTAGCCCCAAAAACGGGTACGGTTTCGCCGCTAGTGCGTATGCACTCCCAAGCTAACCAGTACACATCGCTTTGCTTCTCATCATCCCTAAAGGCTTTGTGGAAGCCTTTTTTAGCGTATAGCTCAAAGGCATACTCAATACGCGGAGTTATCTGATGCTCAGATACTGACCCGTCAGCCCTTGTTATCTTTAGTCTTGCCATTGTTTTAGCCCCTTTGATTAGTTGGTTATGGTGCAGTAGTAATTACAATAGCGGAATTACAGGTAAAAGTTATGCTCTGCATACTTTCATCGGCAACAGCGCCGTTAATATCAGTAGTGTTATTTACCAATACTGTAGTGCTATATAGCGGATTAGTTGTAGATACTGCAGCGCTAGTTTGCTTTAGTGTTAGAGGTACTGTTGTACCCCAGGCTGCCTGCAAAGTTGCGCGTACTGATCCTGCGCCTGAAGCTAAATCATCGTTTAGAAAGTCTAAAGTGATTGTGCTAGCTTCTAGGCCTTTTACAAACTTGTGTGCGGTATCCAATCTGTTACCACCCTTACGGGCGGGTTAGTCATTTCTGCTAACCTCTGCATCTTTACCATTGATGCAGATCAGACTATATCTTCACCCTATTACTAGGGGCAGCGCGTGTAGTCGTTACGGACTCTCTGCTTTCGCAGGTTGCCTCGGTATTAACCCTTTTTTTAATTGGGGGCCTTCACCGATATAGCGCTGTAATTTTCATCGCTGCTTACGCTGCGAGTGGGCAATACTCTTTACCCATAGCTGTTACCTCAAGTTCATCAAAAGCTCGCGAAATGCTAGCACTTGTTACGTGGTCTGATAACACAACGCTGTTTAGCGTTGTTACCACACCATTTGACAAGAATATAGCCATTGGTTATACCTCATTTTCTGTTGTTGTTGGGTCTTTGGTTTTTGTTTCTTTAACCTCGACAGGCAACTCTTGGCCTATCTTGATTAAAAATGCTTTATCTTCATCTGTTAGTGCCATTTTAGCTCCAGCTCGTTAGTACGTTGATTGTCATATCGGCCGTTAGTAAGTCACCGCTAGCCACACTTAACACGCTAGGGGCAGATATCGCACTAACGTTAAATACGATAGAGCTAGCAGCCAATAAATTAAATACGGCCACGCTCATATCTTCTATGCCTATAAAGTTTGCCTGGTTATCAAACATAGGCACAACCATAATAATCTTAAAATTAGCCAGGGGCGATATAGTCGCGCGTGAATTATTGGTAGGGGTAATGTATGGATCGGCAGGGGCAACCGTTACGCTGTTAGCTAATACCGTACTTAATGGGTAGGCCGAGGTAGACCAGGCTGAGCTAGTCAAAGCTGCAGCTATTGTGCTGCGCAGGGTGGTAATTGCGGCAGTCATCTAGCCGACCATAGCGCTAGGATTAAGATAGTTTGCTAGCAAACCCCTAATAGATGCTATTAAAGTATTGCTCATCTTAAACGGGCTAGGGCTATATCCATCTATGCCTGTGCCGCCGTTTTGTGTGCTAAAGCGCGCAGTCCATATATTCTCAGCCAAGATAAGAGCAGCGGCCTGTATGGCTGGGGTATTGGCGTATGTAGCCGTCTTTGTATCATCGCCTGTAGCCGTGCCGTATGGCAGTACGCGCCTAAAGTTTTGATCTGATGCAGTCTTGGCATATTGGATAAAGCTATAGCCTTGCGGGAATTGCCAGTAGTTAAGCTGCATATTAAAGGCTGGCAGGATATTGCTAGTGCCTGTGCTAAACGGAATAGTGGCCGTAATGGTGTAAGTGCCGTTAAAGGTAGAACCAGCCCCAGCGATAGTTACAGATTGGCCCGTAGTAAATATGCCAGGGTTGGCTAGCATAACTGTAGCAACATTAGATACTAAAGCTGTGCCTACTACAGGCGTGTTATCAAACCATAAAAACCCGTTAATTAAATCCTGGGCTGCCTGGCAGGTGTCCTCTATCCAGGTGTAAGAATCGTAAAGAGTACCGACACCGAGGCTAGCCTTTAGCGTAGCGGCTGTTACGTATGTAGCAGGCATATCGGTACTCCTTACGTTAGGTGAGTAGGGCAAAGGGCTAAATATGCCCTACCCACTATTGAGTTATTGCTTAGGTGAAGTTAAATCGGATAATACCCTTAGGCATCTTGGCGATTGTCGCCATATAGCCATAGATGGCTACCTGTACCTGTAGGTTTGATACGACGTTAACTGACATATAGGCAGTTGGTGACTGGTACACAGTAAAGGCCTCAGGTGCAAGGATAATGGCTGAGTCATCTACTGTTGTAGTAGCTGCAAAGTTTTTATCCACATACAGGTCTAAATTAAGCACGTTTCCGCGAATACTGCCAGGTTGAGCAAGGCCGCCTGCGTTCATTGGCTGAGATGCCGAATAGATTGGCCGTCCTGTGCTATCTACCGCACCCATAAGTAACTGCCATTGTGAGCCGTTAGCAATATAGTTATTAGCAAAGTAACCAGTAGCCTCATAAACCATACGTGAGGCCTCTGAGGTAAAGCCAATAATGCCCGCACTTGTTGCTGCCTGTGCAGTTGTAGCAACGGTGCCTGCAGTTATTAGAGCCGCATTTACTGTTGTATCTAGTGTTTTTAGGTAAGCATTTTGTAGTTGCTGTGTTAACTCAGAGTAAAAGTTAGGATCAGAGCGCTCTAATAATTCTACGCTGATAGTGTTCATACCTGAGTACTTAGATACTGTGCCGCTTAGATACTCTGTAACCATACCTGTATTTTGTACGGCTCCAGCTTCGGCCTCAACTGTTACGGCAGGTGCTACGCCTGACTGGCCGCCTGCACTTGTAATCAAAGATGGCACGTTAATAGTCATACCGCTAGCTGGTAATACGCCGCGTGAGCAGGCATCAATAGATGGTGTGCCAAAGCGTGTATTAGTTGGAAATTCGCTTAGGTACTGTGTTGGATTAAATGCTGGGTTAGTGGCAAAGCTGTCATCGGCTGCAGTTACATAAAGTTTAGAGTCCTCGTTACCGAGAGCTGCCTTAATTTTATGCTCTGTGTATGCGCCCATCGAGGTGATAGGTGTACGGACGCGCTGTGAATCTAACGCGCTTGGTCGGATAATCTTACGAGCTGCCTCTACTGTAGGTGCAGCCGTAGACTCCTCTGCAGTTGCATCGGGAGTTGTTGTATCGGGGGCTGTAGTCACAGCGGCCTCGCTCTCTGTTTCGGTTTCGGTTTCGGTTGTTGTTTGGTTTATTGTCGTGCTACTTACTGTTGTTTTAACACTCATAGAGTTAGCAGCTTCTATATCTGCCATCTCTGCAGCGCTAATTTTTTGCACGGCGGCACTTGGAAAGGCGGCGGCCTCGACTAACGAGACTTCGCGCAAAGTTGCCGCCGTCACCAAGAGATAACCTTTTTTCGGCTCAGAGGCTGTCACTTCAACCCCGACGGAAAGGCCGTCCATTAGTTGCTCTTGGGCTAGCAAAATTGCATCGTTACCGCGTGTGCTACTACTTATCTTAAAACTAGCGTAAAGGCCATCCTCTGCAGACTGTATTGAAATCATACGCCCTACAGGCTGGCCGCTATCGTGTGACATTAACAATTTTATTTTATCGGGATTAGCTGCAGTAATTGAACCTTTGCTAAACATTACTTTACCCGCACTTGTATAACCTATCTCGCCATCGTAGGGCGCTATCTTGCCAGCGATAACTCGGCGCTCGCCTGCATCTACGGCCTGTACTACTCCGCTAAACGTTAAGATCATTACTTGCCCCTTCATTAAGGCCCATAGGGCTTAGTTGCTCCATACTTTGCGCTTGCTCTAAATCAATTAAACCTAGAGATAACATCTTTTCTATTGCATCTAGTCGCGCTGCAGTATCAGCGCGTAAGAAAGTTTCATCTATTGCAAAGCGCACTATATTGCCGTGCCGTGTAATGTCATCCATAGATAAGCGGTTTTCTATTGCGCTAATAAACGGCTGCAAAGAATAGGCTACGAATTCTTTACGGCCATCTAATATATTTTGATATGTCATAGAGTTATTCATATCTGCACTTATGTAATATGCAGGTACGTTCATTAAACGCGCTATCTCTGTAGCTAGGTATTGTGATGCTTCTACCATAGCCATTTCTTTAGGGCTGAAGCCAATATTCTGCACATCAATAGTGCTAGTAAGAAAAGCCGTTGATCGCGAAGCTCTCGCGGCCTTCCAAGCTGCAAGGATGCCGCTTACTTGTGCCTCAGGCAGGTCAGCCCCCGAATTTTTTAGCACTACGGTAGCCATAGGCGTTGAAAGAGCTACCGAGGCAGATTTTTGTACGTCTATTGCGCTCTGTATTGTTCGCGCGCCAGTTTCAAGTACGCCAGGTAGCAAAGATTGAAATGTTACTAAACTACCAATACCTGCCATAGGTGTTACAACACCATTAACGCTATAGCTCTGTATCTCTGTGCCATCTTGGTTAGTCTGAACTGTTACACGTGTATTAGCTACCCACTCAAAGCCCGACGGCCTGCCATCATCGGCATAAAGTGAGGTTACGCGCCAATATGCAACGCCGTAAAATAAAAGGCTATCTACTGTGTAAGCAATAGTTACGCTACGGGGCTGCCTCATATCGGGTTGCTCTAACCATAACGGGCTTTCTAATTCTGCCCCTGTAGATTTTTTGTATAACTCTAAATCAATCGAGGCGATAACTCCCGTTAAAAGGTTACGGCACCTAACCACGCTGGGTACCTGCAAAGCTAAGTAGCGATCCATAAAAGGCGCGCCCGTAGAGCTGCCATATAGGCCGCCATAACTAAATACACCCGCGTTATAGCCCTGGTTCATTATGGCAGGAGCTAATTGGGCGGTTACATCTTTTTTAGTTATACCTAAAGTTTGTAATAGACCCATAGGGCGCATTGTAGGTTATCCACAGATAAAAGGTTATGCACAGGCTCGGCGTGTCTAACTATAAACCTTAGCCTCAGATACAGGCTGGGCTAAGACGTGAATTACCATAGCCAAGCCGATAGGTATATCTACGGCCCCTGCAGATTTTCGCCTTACAATACGCCAGCTACTATCGTTAGTTTTAGCCGCGCAGTTGCTCATCTGTTGTACGAGTTGATCCTGGCCGCTATGTCGCAGCCTGTCATTAGTAAGGGCATCGTGGAAGTCTGAGCAGGCGGTATAAAAGCTTTGCCCCGATACATCGCGAGTTTGCACCCCTGACATCTGCAAGCGCTGGGCTATCGAGGCCGTTGTGTATTTGTCATAGCAGACTACACGCGGGTAATACATATCGCACCACTTTTTTACACTTGCCGCTATGACTAGCTCATCTACTGCTACCTGTGAGCTGTAGGTTTCAAGGACGGCCACACCTATCTTGCCATTGGGCAATATCTGACCCATTACTAAACTAGCATCGCGCCTGCTCGGGCTAACATCAAAAGCAAACACGGTTAGCGGCCCAGGAGCCATAGTCAGGTTAATATCGCTGGCATCTTCGACGCTGCCGTGCGGCCAGGGGCTTTGCAGGCTGTCTATCCATTGGCAAAGCGTTTCTGTCCTAAATTGCTCGGTACTTTGTGTAGTCAGCGCCTCGGCTATTGAAGCCTCGGTAATTAGGACACCCAGGGCAGGGTTTGCCATAGCCCAGGCTTTACGATCTGTAAGGGCTGCAAACTGCGGGGCGCTATACTCGTAGTAGCCCATAGACTCGGGCGGGTGGCTTAAACAGCGCTCGCGTAGGTCGTTTAGGGTAGTGCTAAAAGCATCTCCGCTGTTACTCGCTAGTAGTGTTTGCGCGTTAGGCCTTGCTCGCGTAACTGGCAGCGCTGCGCTGTAGGCTAGCTCATCTACCTCACGCAACTCATCAATAAATAGAAAATCGGCCGTAGCACCGCGAGCGCTATCACGGGTAGCCGCCTTGACATCTAGCCTAGCCCCGCTTTTTAAGATAATGGCCTCAGAGCCATTAGTGTATTTAACCTGTTTGAGCTGTGCCTTTAACTGAGGTGCAGCCTCGATGGCATCTACCACCTCTCTAAAGGTAGTTAAGGCCATAGCTCTAGCACTAGAGATAATGACGTGGTTACGCTCATTGAATAAAAACAGCCCACCAAGTATGCGCATACGCGCTAGATGGCTCTTCCCGTTCTGCCTGGCGCATAAAACCAGCGCAGTCTTGCGTATGAATTGCTTATTTTTATCTATTGTTAATAGATCATTAAGTACATAGCTCTGCCAAGGCAATAAAGGCAGGCCGATATCCTCGGCAAGCTGCGCGACCTCGCCGCCTCGGGTTATGCCTTTTAGCGGTGTGTTTTCTAGGCGTGGTCTAGTTGCCCCAGTACGCGGCT